TGATTTTTATATGTTAATGTACGAACATTGTAAGCGCCCATGTTATTTATCTCCCCATAATTTTATATTTCTCTTTTCGCATAAATAGCCAAGCATGTCAGCATATTCAGAAAGATATTTTTCATGTTTTTCTCGTTCAATAATATCAACAGAATCATAACCACGTTCAATCATTGTATCAACTTGAGAACCTAGACAATTATCAACAGCGGTGTAATATTCTTCCTCAAGTTTTTCATCAGACAGAGCGGCAACATGTGCCATAATTTCGTTAATCTCTTTTTTCTTCATGTTTAAATCTCCCTTTTTTTAAATCTTTTCGTTTAAGTGTATATATTATCAAGTACGCGCATGTGCGCGCGTGTGTATATGTATGTGTGTATATGTGTGTTATACTATGCGCAGATACAAGCTCACTTGTACTAGGTGTTATCTCTCCGAATACTCCGAGATTCCACCTAGTACAATTGTGTTGTATCATACACGCTATAATATTTCTTTTCACCGAACAGAAATTTACTACCTGTCTTAGCGTCTTTCTTAGAATAGCCGTATTTACTCGTAATACAAATAAACAGATTTCCACCGAAGAGAAGAGAAAGCAGTTTACCAAAAACTTTATAATTACCGACATTTCTGTGCAGTACCTGTGTTTCGAGAACATTTCTAATCTGCTTATCAATGCATTTATCATCTTGGGATATAAGTATAACATCATAACCGAGTTTTCTATGCAGACGATAAAAGGCACACCAAGCAAGGCGGTCTTTTCTATTCCAAGAACGACTATTATATAACTCTTGACACTCATCAAGAATTAAAAGTGTCTGGTGTAGCTTAAACTTTCCCTGTTTATCGCGTTCATGGAAATTATAAGCATAACCTTTTAAGCCCTGTATATAGCTGTAAATGTCGTCGGGTTCTTTGAGCCTAGTTGCACCATGTCTATCAATTTTCATTTCAAGAATGGAATTATTAAGCCATTCTTTATTCGAGACATACAAATAACACCCCTTAGGCTTTTTATTAAGCGTGGGGATACAATCTGTATTAATTTCCATGTTTCCTATTATGTTTTTTCCTTTTTGAATAAATTTATAAATCTCTTTCGCGGCATGATAACTTTTGCCACTACCGGGGACACCTGTATAAAACCATATCATATAATAAATCACCTCTATAAAGTGCGTGCGTTCATTCGCGCGAACTATTTAATTAAGTAAGCCAACATACCAATCAAATTTTTACGATATGAAAGGACAGCATATAATATTTTCTTGAAATATTTCCAACAGATATATAAACCATATGCGTCTAAAACAGCACCGGTAAGGGTAACAGCATAATCAAGTGGAATAAACCAATTGATGTACGGTAAGTAATTAACAAACGGCTCTTTGCTGACATTCAATAAACCACTTACAGGGTCAGTCGGTAAGAGGTTGTAAGCGATAAGAATAACATCAACAAAAAATGTTAATAGATTTGCAATCAAATCAGTTAAGGCACTACAAACAATTAAAATAAGCTTTTCCCACATGCTATAATTCCCCCTTAAATTTTTTATATGTGCCTATTGCCATTGTAAGAGTAAACGACAGTTTTAAAAGACTTGCCGCAACTTCCCTCCATGATTCATAAGCAGACAAATTGAATGTTATTTTATATTTGTCGTATTCATCATCATCTTTACTTATGCCAATTAAAAAACCATAGTGATAAGTAAACTCTGGACACTCTGGCTCTGCTTGAAAAACCTTAAGCCATTCGTAGAGCTGATAAGGAACACTAAAAGGGAAATGTCCAAAAATGCCGTTATGATAACTAAATTTTGAGCGGTCAACAGTGTTCTCGTTATCGTCGTCTACTTTTTCACCATAAAGAACAGCATCGGAAACTCTGTTAAATGACTTTTTAAAAAGGTTTGACATATCAGCTTTCGTATAAGTGTTGTTATATTTGTCGTTCTGATATGCTATGTATTCAGTTACACCGAGAATCTGCAATAAGATATTATTCTGTTCTTTTAATGTATCAAGAATATCACTTGTATTATCCTTAATATCCTCTGTATTCTTATTTAAATCTTCAAGCCCTTTATCAATAGCATTTTGCAATTCATCAGCGGACATATTGCTTTTATTACTATTAATAGAATCAATAAGAGTGTCCATTTTATTACCTAGGTTAGCGTCCATGTCTTTAATACTCATACCTATATCTTGCCCTGTCTCTTCAATCTTACTGCTAAGATAAGCATTTTGGTCACCATGAAGATAATTATATAAAGCACTATAAGAAGACCAAAATTTAAGAGAAGTTTTATCTTTAGAATAAAATTCAACCCATTTTGAATAATTATTATTCCAATCAGGACGTAGAACCCAATCAGAATTAGAAGGAGTATACCAAAAATACATATCAGAAACATTAACTTTAAGAGTAAAATCGTATCGAATAACAGTATCTTCTTTTACAGGCTGTAAAAACCCTGTTGTACCGTCAGATTTAAGCGTGCGAAATCTCCATGTCTCTTTAGTCCAATTATCATAAGAAGATAAAAAGCGGTCGTTATTACTATCATTAGAAACATAAATATAATCTGACAAATCATTAAAAAAATAATAAAAGCCGTAATATGTTTTTAAACAGTATTTATAATTTTTGTAACCAAAAGCATTGATATAATCTTCTTCATATTCAAAGCAAGAACGAAAATCAGAGCTATCAATAATACTAGAGACAGTACCATTTGATTTTTTCTCTTTTAAACCGATACTATTATAATAATATTTCTTGATTTCTTCCCTTAATTTGTCAACGCAAGAATTATCAATAGTTAAAGTTTGAGATTCAATATCATAATTAATACCATTCAAATAATTGTAGTTTCCTGTAATAGTATCTAATAATTCTGTACCGACAGAAGATTTGCCATTATAAGCAATACCTAAACCTTTGGCAATAGCGCGAATTGTCTCAGTATTACTAAGAGATTTAATCATATAAAAAAGATTTTCAAATGGATTACTTGACATTAAAATAGCCTTAAGCTGACTATCTGAAAGATGCAAGGTTAAAACGGTGTTTTTTGCATAAGTAGTCCAGTTATAGGAATCAGCAGGAGTATACATAAACATTAATAAATGGTCAGAAGTATATATATCTCCCTTATTATTAACAGCGTTACTACTTTCGGAAGAAGAAAGAGCGAAGCCGTTCCTAGCTTTATCGTATGAAACCGAGAGCGTAAAATCATTATCAGAAGCAAGAACTATATAAATATTAGATTGTAAAATGAAAGCAGATAGAATAAAAACTGATAATAAAATACATGTAATTTTTTTTAGCATAAAACACCTCATAAAAAACGGTAGACAAGATTTAATCTTGCCTACCGTTATCAAAATTATTTTTAGCTTTGTTATTATAATATTTCGTTTTTGCGTTCAAATACCTCACTAACATAACTATAATCACAATAAAAGCAATTAAAGGTATAAGAAATAAAGCAATTAACATATACGAAGCAGTTACCATTTAAACACCCCTTTGTCAATACGATTATACCACTAGGCAAGTTGTAGCACAATCTTTATTTTTTAGGGCTATATAATGTGGTGCATAAGCCATATTATAAATTTCATAAATAGTACTGACATGGCAGTCAGCAGAAGTATTAATATTAATGCTTCTACAATTGTAATACCTGTTATATCATGCGGCATTATCACGATAGGGATATATGTACAACTAATCATTGTCATTATCCTTTATATTAAGCAAGTCAGAAAAAATAACTATAGAAATATAAAAAATTAAATCTCGGAGCTTTCTATAATCCTCATCATAATTATAATCTAAATCGCTCATTGTTTTTATCCTCCGTTTCTATATCATCATGGAAAGTTAAGCGAAGAGCCGCAAACATAAGAGAGATAACGATAAGAAGTCCTATGGCAAGGAGAAACAATATAAAATTGTCAAAACTTCCAAAATTCAACAAAACCCAATCATGCATCTTTTTTTTCACTACTTTCTTTATTTCTATTTGAGTACCGCGAAAAATAGTCAACTACGAAGTAATAACCGCCTACGAAAAATCCACCAATAGGAGCGCATGTTGCAACAAAGAGTGTGTAAGAGCCGAATTGCTCAACAATCCAATCATATTTTAAAGATATGAAAAGAATAAGCGCTAACGTTATAATAACGTGAATGATAACTAATAGATATATGTTATCTGACTTAATCAAATTAATTATCTTTTTCATGTTCCTTTACCACGGTTTCTTCAATTGCTTCATCTTTCCTTTTATACAATTCATCATCATAACAACAAAATGTAAGACAAATAAGTCCGTTTATGAGTACATAAAAATATGATGTGACTGTACCGCCGTTAGCGTCATAAACAAGGGCGGCAACGGATAAACCTAAAATTAAAATCTGTAAAATAGCGGATTTTAAACAATTATATTTACTTCTGTTCTTCATGTTCCTTTTCCTCTCTTTCTGCCTGCCGCTTGGCTCTCTTGGTTTTTCTTGCTTCCGCTTCTTCATTGTGTATACTGGTTATCAAGTCAAGAAGCTTGCTTATCTTGCCTTTGCGGTGTTCTGTACCGTAGGCAATATAATTTGTCGCTTTCTTGATTTGTACCATATTCCGCCACACTAGGAAGAATAACAGTAATAGTACATATCCCATTGTTCTTTGTACCTCGCTTTCTGTGTTACTCGTTTTTATTTGTTCATTCGCACGAACTTTTAAACGCTTCTTTGTGTACATCAGCAGAGTTTTACACTCTGCCTTTGCTAGTATCGGAGTACTAGTTTGCAAGACTTCTGAAGAAGCCTACAGCCATTCTTATACCCATAGTGATAGCCATGAGTGAGAGACCGATAGGAAGAACAGCGACAATACCGTCTTTGCACACATCGACTGCGCTCTGACAAGCTGTTGTGATTGCTGTCTTGATTTCTGTACTCATTGTGACTGCTGCATTTCCCTCTGCTGCTAAAACTGTTGGTGTCATACTGGGAACCTCCGAAAATTATATTTATCATCACCTGTAAGGTGTTGATAGCTTAATAATATCGACTACGAAGCGCCAGAGCTTCATAATCGCCCATAATGTGAATGAGAGTATTACAGACATTGAAAACCCCATTGCTATATACTGTGAATAATCTGTTAATATTGCACTTGCCGTTGTCATGTCTTATATCCTCTCTTTCTACATTAATCGTGAAACTGCTACATAGCCTAGAAACGCGCCTGTAAATATGATTAGCGTTATTGAAATTATATAGAGAGTGTCGCGGATTTCTGCGAGTATGTTCTCTTGCGTTTCCGTTGATGTTTCTTCTGATTCTTGGCTTGTTGCATTGTTACTATCTATATTTAAGGTATTATTGTCATTTTTAGTTTCTGATTCTTTTACAGTCTGTGTTTGTATATCTTCTATTGCATATAATGTTTCTTTTTCTTCTGCATTTACTGGAATAACGAAATATATTACTGTAAATAGTAGTAGTAGCGTTAAAGTGATAATCATTAATATAAATATTGGTCTATGTTCTGATATCGTTTCTTTTATCATTGCTTTCTTGCTTTCTTAATTTATTAATTAGTTATTCTATTTTTGTTTATTGTGTCTGTGTTTATTGTGTCTGTGTTGTTTTTGGTTTATTATGGAACGCTCACGCGACCCCATTCACCTAAAAACAATCGCGCTTTGCGTTCATGTTTTCTTAACGGCTCATTCCCGGGGATTGTGTACTCCGTAGGCGAGTTTCCTCTGTGTCTCCGCGGCTTCTTTCTCTTTCTCCGCTACATATATGAAGTCGATAAGTTGTAGGTTAGCTTCCTCGGTGCGCCCCACCACTTCAAAGACCGTACCCAAGCTGACAACCCCCACAACATCAACGACATTGATAATTAGAGCGAATATCAGTAGAAGAGGACGGAACGAATTCACCGCTGATTCAGTTCGTCGGGGGCTGAACACGTCTATTAAGTTTGATGATGGTTATGTACCGCTTGCGGTGTACTGGCTTAATTAACGCTGTGTGCGGTACATGGGTAATGCGTGCCACTCTTGCCTTAAACGGCGCGAGCTGTCACTGTTGGCAGAACAGTATAAGTTTTGTAATAGTTCAATCGCGCGAACTCTTGGAAGAGTGGCGGTGTATCATTACCGAATTAATTCATGCTTTTGACAGCTCTCTTACAAGCATAAGCTAGAGCCGCCCTTATTAGTGCCGTTTGGACTTCTGGCACCATCTGCACCGTTTGCAATATCTTCTGTATTGTCGGTATTTACTGAATTGTCGGGTGATGTGCTGTGATTCTGTACGAATGTTTCTTTATACACATTTCCTGTAGACTTAATTCTTTTACCGCTGAACTTGTTTCTTAAGAAGATAATAAGTGCTACAAGCCCGATAATTACCCACATAAGTATTGCGACAGGTACAAGAATGTTTCTTAATAATATTAAGAAATCCAT